GTGCAAAGAAAAATGTTCGGAAAGAATACACCTACCCCCACTACCCGTCAGCAGATCAACATTAATTGCCCGCTGTAGCTGGCTCCCTTGAGTGAGTTGCACGCATGGTGAGCCGGTCGCAAATTACACAGATCGTGCCACCCACCTAATGCCAATGGCACCACGTGATCCATGGTTGCCGACATGGGCTGATTGGCTGTACTGTCGTCCACTTTGCTGCCACATATATGGCACTTCTTGCCGTGGGCATTCAATACGTCCCGCAAAGACACCGGCGCGGCAATCACGTCACTCTTTCTTGCTCGTCGCTTGGCTTTTGCAGACTTCCGACTCCTGCGCGACGCCTCGCTGTGCTTCATCCGAATTGCGTGCTGAGTCTTACAATCCGCGCATCGCTGTGAGTAATGCTCGCGCTTCTTTCCGCAGTCTACGCATTTCAATCCGGCAATCGTGTGTGCCTTTGACCCGCATGGGATTGAACAATACGCTACCGTTTCAACCTTGCACAAAAACGCAGACTCACAATACAAGCAGTTCCGCCATTCGGCAAAACACTGCTTGCCGGTGTTATCCGTTAGCCATCGCTCTCGCCTGGTATCGCGGATGTACTTGAACCCACACTCCCGAGAACAACACCGAGCGGCGTCCTTCTTTTTCTTCGCTCGCTCAAACTCTTTTTGACACACCGTACACGTTCGGGTATTTGCGCTTGTCATCTTCAGTCTTGATCCCGTGATGGTGGCGACACATCGAAACTAGATTCTCGGCGTCATGCGTTCCACCGGCTGCAAGCGGGATGTAATGGTCAACAAGATCGGCTAATCGAACTAAACCCTTGTCCTTGCACCACTCGCACAGCGGATCACGCGCCCGCTTAATCGCCCTGATCTTTTGCCATCGCCCATCGTAGCCGCGCTCGGTAGCGTTCGGCCTGGTGTCTACTCGTGGTTGTTGGTTGGGACACTTGCCGGCGTGTGCTGCTTTGCATCGGCTGCACCAGCGGGGCGGGGCGGTTGGCATCCATCATCCACGCGCCTCGCCCATCAGCCCCAGGTTGCGCGTGTGAATCCACGTACTCGCGCCAACCTTCACCACTTCGGCCTGCGCCGTGATGCGGCTGGCGATCTCGTTAGGCTCGGCCAGTAGGAACACCCGTGTAATCGCTTTGTCTTTCTTGCGCTCAACCATCCGCGCCACACGTCCCGCTTGCTTGAGGATGCGCAGGGTTGCCAGTGTGATAGCTCGCCGCTTGCCTGATGCGTTCTCGCAAATGCAAGTCGGTCCAGCCAGTTTCAAAGTGTCCACGCGCGTCTCCTCGGTGGTAGCCCCTAAGGGCTGGTAGCGTATGGCACCCGCTAGGGAGAGGTCCAGTCAAGTCGGCTGAAGTCACCGGACCCAAGTACAGGATAGAACGGGTTTCGCTTTGTGAGTCAAGCACTTTTTTTCACTTTTTTCAGCGCGCCGACCACACGCAATAATTCCCACATTGCCACCTGATCCGCCGACACTTGGGCCAAGCACCGTTGCAGCAGCGTGTTCTGCCGCTGGAGGTCGCTAAGTTCGGCGCGCATGGCCGCTATTTGCTGGATTTCGGCGCGGGTCATAGATTGCCACCCACGCATTTACAACGCCCGCTGAAGTGGTACGGCTGCTTTAGGTCGTTCCCGTTCTCGTCTACCATTCCCTGCACGCGCACCCACTTAGTGACGCGCACTTCGCCATTGATACATCGCGACTGGTGCAGCACTTTGTTCAGGCTGCTTCCACTCACTTCGTAATCCCAGTAGGTCATGCCATCGAACACGCGCCCGCAGCCGCCAGAAACGGCCCGTGGCGCTTCTGAGACTGGTTCCCGATGCTTCGCCTCGTTCAGCGCATCGGCGATGTCCTGCGGCCCCGCTGGAAGCGCTTTGCGAGACAACAGCAAATCCACTGCGGCCCGTGCGTGTGAGGCGTCATCGGAATGGCTGCAAAGAACATCGATCAGGCCCGTAAACGCTTCAGGTGCCATGAAGCCAAAACCTTGCAGGTTTGACAAGCGATTGAGTTGGGCGGTGGCAGTTCCACGGTTACAGGGCATCTTCCACCTCCAACCCGGCCTTCAGGTCCACAGGGCCAAACCGCCGTGGCGCTCGTGGCGCTGGCGGTGATTGGGCATATACGCCGTCACGGGTCCACCATTGCGCGGCCTTCGTCCGCAGGTCCGGGTTGTTGTCGTATGCGGCGCGCCATTTACGCACGCTGGCTGTGTAGGAAAGGCAGAATCCAGCCGGGTTGCCGTCAAAGCTCGCAGACTTTTGGAACTCCGTCCGCATGGCTGATACAGTCAGTCCGATATCGCCGCCAGCCGGCAAATACTCACACGCGAATTTTGCCGCCTTCTGGAATAGCTCGTCAGGATCGGGAGCGTTGGCTTCGAGCAGAAGAGGCTGTTGTGCGGGAGGGGGCGGCGCGGGCGTCAGCCCGGTATTCCGCTCTCCCCCTTCCTCATTCCTCTTTCCACTTTCTACATTCAACATTCCACATTCAACATTCAGAGGGGAAGACCCCCCATCCCATGCCTGTTTAGGTAAACCTTTTGCCTCATGAAGTGGGGTTTCATGAGAAAAAGCCGTACCTAGGCGCGGCTCGGTGGCCATGTATGGCCCTTCAGCCGTACCTAGGTTTTCATGAAGTGCATTCCATGGCCCTTCAGCCGTACCTAGGCGCGGCTGGACCCCCATGCATGAGGCATCAGCCGCGCCTAAATTTTCATTAATGTGATTCCATGGGGTGTTAGCCGTACCTAGGCGCGGCTTTTGGTCGAAGTAACTCGGAAGCGCGCTCGGCTCCTCTCGCGGGTGAGGTTTCTGATGCTTGACGAAATTCGGTATCTCGATCAGCTTTTGCCCGTCGATCTGGTAGCGACAGACGAGACCAGAGGCGTCTAATTCCGCCAGCCAGCCGTCCACCGCGTCAGCGCCGATGGCGTCATAACGGAAGGCAAACGCTTTGATCTGCATCGGGCGGTCCAGTAAGCGCCCCTCGCGGTCGGCTAATTGCCACAGCGAGATAAAGAGGAGGCGCGCGGAGATAGACACGCTTCCCACCTGCTCGCTCTCAAAGAATCCTGGTTTGATGTTACGGGCGCGCGCCATAGACACCCCCGTAAAAACGCGAGTATGCGCGCGTGCGTTCGCCGCGATTCAGCGTGTGCATTGTGTTGCTCCTTTTGTCTTGTCTTGGTGTCCTGGAGCCTTGTTTTATTCCGGGCGGGGTCGGCACCCGCCCGGACAAGACAAAAGGACTAAGTGGGGGATCAGTCCCACATAATTATTTTACGGCACGTTAGTATCTGTGTTCCGCTTTCAGCATCTTGCGTAGTGCGGACAGTTGATTCTTCACCGCGCGCCCATCGCTTGGCGTATGGGCCATGACGTAGTTGCGCCCATTCGGCAACCGCCATATCTGGTGGTTCTTGGTCCGCACCAGGACGGCCCCGGCGCGCTTGAGTTGGTCTAGGATCGTCATTTAATCCGCCACACCCGCACGGCGGCACCGCTGGCAATCGAGCCATCCGGCATCTCGTCGGCGTATCGCTTGCCGGTTTCGGCGTACTCAACCACCCGCGCATCGTCAGCCCAGCCGCCGGAGGTCGTGATGGCGTCCTCGGTGGCCCTGATTAGCTTCGACAGGTCCGGTTGCCGGTCATGCTTGTCCGTCTTCCGGCGCGACTTGGGCCTCGGAAAGATAAACACCATTGACGCCCGCAATGGCCCATCGAGCGGCGGTTTTCCGTCCATGGCCTCCCGCACGGCCCAGGCTACGGAATCGCGCCACGGCTTGACCTTCTTGCTGGATTCGATCATGCGCCCGCCGCCGACGTGGCGTTTGCTGCCTTGCGGACCCGGCACGCCGAGGACGATAAACTCAAGGTCTGGCGTCATGCTGCGCCTCCTCGGTCAAAATGAACTCCTCGGCGAACGCATCGAATAGCCCGAGAATTGCCCCTCGCTGATCCGGCCCTCCGTCGATGATGTATTGCGCGCATTCGAGTTGCTGCGCGCGGAGGGATTCAATCGAGTCCATCGAACAACCCTCCCTGCGCGCCCGCATACGCTTCGGCGCTCTCCAGGTGTTTGATGGCCGTTGCAAAGTAGCCCGGTTTAAGCTCGATTCCGACAAACTTCCGGTGCATGTCGAGCGCTACGAATCCCTCCGATCCGACTCCAGCAAACGGAGAGAGGACCACATCGCCCTCGGATGACCACAGTTCGATGCACCGCCGGATGAGTCCAAGTTGCAGCGGGCAGATGTGCTTTTCGTCCTTTTCGTCGCGGGCAATGCGGAAGTTAAGCACGTCCGTTTGGTCGATGTCCCACCAAACCGGCTCAGCGTAGCGACGCCAAATCTCAACGCTGGTCCTCCCGTCTCGTCCCTTGCGGGCGTATTTGGATGGGTGTGTGTCGCATTCGCGCGGATCGAGCGCCGGATCTCCGACGTAGCGGGTGAAGCCGTTAGGCCGTTCAATTGGTTTCGTGCTGAGATTGTCACCGGGAGGAGTTTTGCGGAACGCCAGCACATAGTCCGCCATGCCCTGCCGGATCTGCGAAGAGTCGCGCATCACGGTCTTATGCAGTAGTCCGTTATTATTAGTACGCTCGCGTTCGGTTACAGGACACTTCCACACCGTCACCCGGCTATGGAATGTCCACCCGGCCCGCTCCATAGCCACGATGCATTGCCCGGGAAAGTCTCGCAGCCCGCTGGCGCCGTCGCTGTTGCGATACGTCGGCAGGTCTTTGACGTGCATGACGCATAGCCGGCCTGTCGTTGTCACCCGCAGCAACTCTGGAGCAAGAAATCCAAAGTGAGCAAAAAACTCCTCATCGCTCGCGCAGTTTCCCATATCGGCCTCCGAGTCAGAGTAGGTGTATAAGCTGGAAAACGGCGGCGAAAACACCGTCAGGTCTACCGACTCGTCAGGCAATCCTTTGATGACTTCGCAGCAGTCACCGTTATAGAGCGCCCAGTTGCGGCCATGCCGCTCGTCAAGAATCACGTCCATTAGATCCACCTCGGGAGAGTCATTGATTTAGTGCCTTGCGCGGATGCCAGTTGCCGGCGTCCGGTTCCGTTTTGGATATCGGCCATCGCGTGAACCATGGCCGCTTTCATTTCTTCGTGCTTTTTCTGCTTTTCACGGATGGTCTTCAGGACCGGGCCTTCGGTTTCCGCGATTACCATGTAGGCGTCAACTGGACGCGTCTGACCAAACCGCCACGACCGCCGCACGGCCTGATAGAACTGTTCGTAGGAGTAGGACAGCCCGCAAAAGATATGCTTATTGCAGTGCTGCCAGTTCATTCCAAATCCAGCGATGCTCGGCTTTGTGACGATGCGCGAAAAGGCCCGGTCAGTAAAGCCGAGTAACTTCTCCTCTTTGACCTCCGTCCGCTCATCTCCGCGCACCTCTACCGCGCCGTCAATCACCCGCATCAGCTCGTCTGCCTCGTAGTTGGTGTTGCACCAGATACACCACGGATCTTTCGAGTCGCCGATGATCTCGGCAACGCGCGCCGCCCTTGCCGGCGCCGTCAACCGCATCTCCTGATGCAAGCCTGTCGCCGATACATCTGCCACTCGAAAAAGCTGACCGTTGGCGTTGATAGATTGATCGACGGCGACTATTTCCTCGTGGATGTTCAGCGCTGGCATAACCCACCCGTCGTCCGAAAACCCCAGGTCGGATGGCTTTTCCATACAGACGGACCACGACGCCACCCACCTCCAGTAGTCGGCCTCCGCGTGGCCTTTCAGCCGGTATCCTCCCGCCTTCATGGTGTCATTCAGGAACCAGCGCATTAGCATCTGTCCGCCGCTCATGATGTCAAGGAACTCCGAGTGGTTTCCGAGTTCCATGTGGTCATTCGGCGATGGCGTGGCCGAACAGCACAGCTTGTATGGCGTGCCGGCAAACGAGTCTTGCAGCATCCTACGAGTTGCACCTGTGAAGTTCTTGAGGATGCTCGATTCGTCCAACACGACGGCCGCGAAGTGCGCCGCGTCGAAGTGCTTCAACATGTCGTAATTGGCTACATTCACGCCCGGCCGCACGTCCTTCTGGCTGCGACACTGCGTGATCTCTATGCCGAACTTTGCGCCCTCTGCTACGGTTTGCGCCGTCACTGCCAGCGGTGCCAGAATCAGCGCATCGCCGCCTGTGTGCTGGCATACCTGCCTCGCCCATTCCGCTTGCATGGCCGTCTTTCCGCTTCCGCACTCGGTAAACAGCGCAAACTTTCCAGCGTTCAGCGCCCGCGTGATCGAGTGCCGCTGGAATCCAAATAGCTTTCCGTTAAGGTCAAACTCGCCGTCAATTCCAGATAGCGGCGGAATGACGTGTTTAGCATCTAGAAACTGCCGATATGCGCTCATCCCCGCACCCCCGCCAACACTGCCAGCATCACAGCTCCTGCCCACTCGGGAGCATCACCCATGACCGGGTACCGCCCGTCGTGCTGGTGGTGCAGCGTAACGCAATACTGCCGCTTTTCCGCCTCCCAGCGCTGCCAGCTACTCACGCCATCCATCTGCAACGCCGCCAGCGCCATCGCCGCCGCCGCCGGGTCGTTCGGCCAGTCAGGAACCGCGCAGGTTGCCAGCCAAGCTGGACGCTGGTCTGAGTCTGCTAGGAACAGCCGCCCGCCCTGCTCGGTTACCTGCCACTCCATCACCCGCTCGGCGATCAGCCGGGATTCGGCGATGGTCCAGGCCCTCATACCCGCCGCCCATCCAGCGTGGCCCAGCCCTGTACGCTCGTTGGACCGTTCTCCCACTCGCCACCGGGACCCCGCAGCCCCGGCCACGCCTGCGCAATCGGCCTCGGCGCTTCCGCCGGCCCACGGGTGGCCTCGCGCAACTCGCGCTCCTGCCGCCGCTTCGCCATCATTGCCTCGGTACCCTTCCGCGCCCCCTCTGCCCGCCGCTTTGCCACGCAGGCATCGCAACGCTCCTTGGTACCAATCGCGCTCATCCACACCCGGCAGTCTAGGCAGTGCCGCTCAGACGGTCGTGCTGCTTTGCGGGCGTCGAGGTACTCCCGCCGCGCCTGCTGCCCGCATGGGCGGCAAACATTGTGCGAGGCCTTGTACATCTCTGCCCGTGAGTACACGGGCTGTTCGCATCGCGGGCATAAGTCGCCCGGTTTCCATGGTGGTCTTGCCATCTCTTTGCTCCTCTTTTCCCCAGGTCGGCAAACCAGGGTTACTGCTTGTCGTTCTCGTGTTGTATTGCGTACCGCTCATCCGCCTCATACTGCGCATCGGCCAGCGCCTGGGCCTTCGCGTCCGGTTCGCCGCGCGCGAGGTACAGCGTGTATAGCTCCTGGAAACGGGCCATGGACGGGCGTTGGCGTGGGGCGGTCATGGCTTCCTCCTCTGCACCGGCGGCAATGTCCGCTTCGGCACGTCCACCACCACCGCCGCGTAAGTCCAGACTGCTTTCCCGGCGGGGCAAAACACCACCATTTTTTCGCCCTCAATCCAGTAGTCGTCGTTCTCGGCCAGAATCCTGTCGCCGCAGATAACGGGCGCGTCTACGATTGCGGGATAGCGGCCCTTGGCGTCCTCCACCAGATCCACGCGGATCAGTTGCACTTGCGTGGTCTGCGCGGCCAGGGCGAGGGAGAGCAGGAGGAGGCGGGTCATTTCGTGCCTCGTGCGGCATCGATTTGCTGCCGTCCGGTGCGGTTCGGTGGCGTGCTGCGTTGGGCTTCGGCAAACTTGTCTGGGTTTGCCCACGCCCACTCCAGCCTCGCTCGGTCAGCTTCCGCCTCCGCCAGCCGAGACTCGGCGTCGGTCAGGCGTTGGCGTAGGGCGGGGTAGGCGTTGTGAAGGGCGGCAATGTACTGTGCGATTTTGCACTCTCCCGGTGGTCGGTAGCCAATCACCCCGTCACGAGGCACCTTGGGCGTTACTGTATTCAAGACCGTTCCAGTCGGCGAAGAGATAGCCGTTTTGCAATTGCGTCGATGCTTATTCCAGGCAGGCACCTCGGGTCGCCACTCACCCGGTGTTGCCGCCGCGTGCAGACGGTCCAGTTCCGCCAGGGCGGCGTCGGTGATGGGGTTATTTGGCATGGTTGGCCTCCTTCCATTGGGCGCACAAATCGAGTAACTTCCGCATCTCATCCAGTTCGTAGTCGTGGTACTGGAACTCTCGATATTTCATACGCGGGTCGATCTTGTCCGGCATCCCTTCTAGCGTGTCAGCGATATGCTTTTCGCACGCCGCTATCACCTCCGCAGCGGTCGGCTTCCCGGCTTCGCGGGCCTCCGGCACTGCTGGCAGCGTATCCGGTATCGGAAAGGCTTCGCGGGCCTCGGCGGCGGCGAGGAGGTCAGTGATCCGATCTAGCAATAACTGTGGGTTACAGCCGCTCGCATCGCCGCCATGCCATTTGACGATAGCGGATAGCCCGTCGCGCAAAAACTCCGTGCTACGATTCTGCGACATGCAACACCTCCGAAGTAGCCACCAATTTCCGCCACTCTGCAAGTGAGCGTGTGTGTGGCTCTCCCGTGAACTCTCGCGTTTGTAGCGCGATATTTAGCGACACCTTGACGTCTTTGCTTGTTTCTGTTTCCGTCGTTATCAGGCCAACGCACTTTGCCTTCTTCCCGAATTCGCCATGCGTCCCAACCACATCTCCCGGCCGTGGGTCTATCCTCGGGTCACGCTCCATTACTAGCCTCCTGTGGCGGCTCTGGCATGTGGGTCCAGTGGGTGGGAGGAGGCTCGATGTAATCCCCGCTTTCGTCTAAGTAATCAACCCGATCCCCCTCGTCGTTCCGCTGCGCAAAGCCGACGCCATGGTGAAATCCGTTCCAATACAATACGAACGTCGCGTGGCCTTCTCGCTCGTCGTAGGGGTGAAGGTCGCCAACGGGTATGCTCTCAATCGGCCTCCACCGCCGCGCCTCGTTGGCGGCGACTACGGCGTCGGCTACGGCTTGCCATGACTCGTTCGCTGGCAGCGACCACGCTTTATCCATCGCACGGCAGGCAATCATGCCTAAGTCTTCAGCCATGCCCCACCTCCGCTTCCAAATACTCCCGCCGCCGCTGCTCCCGCGTGATCGCCGCGTCCCGATTCGCCGCCGCCCATGCCGCTATCCAGTTCCAGCATTCAGCGCGCGTTGGCTTCCATCGCAGGTAGGCCCCGCCGCCCAGTAAGACCGAACCAATCAAAGCAATCTCCATATCTCTCTCCTTGGTTTAAAATTGCGGCGCGTCCTGCTTCCCGCGCCGCTTCTCTAGTGCTCGACAGAACGCCTTTCACCGCGCCCGGTCTGCCGATTCGCTGGCGGTCATCCTCCCCGGACTCCCGAGTCTCCCAACGTGGTCGGCAGGCCGCGCGCGGCTTGCGCGCGGGTGGATCACCACGGCACGTCATCGTCTCCAATGCCGCTGTCAATCGGTTTCCGCTGTGCGCTGCGCGGCTGGCTGACCAGCCCGCCGCCGTCCTGCTTCTCGCCGCCACCGCCGCCAATCAGAATCACCTCATCGGCTACCACCTCGGTCGCGTATGCCTTCTTGCCGTCCTTGTCCTCGTAGCTCCGAGTTTGCAGACGGCCCTCGACGTAGACCTGCTTCCCTTTAGTCAGATACGGCACGAGGTTCTCAGAGCGCCACAGGGACACGTTCGTCCACTCTGTCTCTTCCTTCCATTCGTCGGACTGCTTGTCCTTCCAGCGACGGCTGGTCGCCACGCTGAACTTCGCCACGCTGACGCCAGACGGCAGGAACTTCGCCTCCGCGTCCTTGCCGAGATGCCCCAGCAGTGTCACCTTGTTAACGCTTCGTGATGCCATCTATTTGCTCTTTCCGGCTTTCGCCAATTCGGCCGCGCCGACTTCGAGAAGGCGCTGTTTCTGCTCGTCCCGCGTATCACCGCCGCCGTCCACCATCGGGCGGTTGTCAGCCGGGTCAATGTCAAACTCCACCTGGGCAATTTCCGGCGCCAGTGGCATCGGTGCGCCAATGGCCTCGGCATCGTCCACCTCCTGCGACAGCGCCAACTGCGACGACATCGGCAGGTAATTGCAGATACGGTGCGCCAGGGTCTTGCGTGCCATCTGGTCCCAGTGTTTGACCCACGGAGACGACGGGTTGTCGGTGCCGCGCCCACTTTTGCGCACCTTCTCAATCTGGGCCAGCGTCATCGTCTCGATTTGCCACCCGTGCGCCAGCTTCGCCGCCGCGTACCCGGCTACGACCCGGCCACGGTCTTCCACCGGAACCAGCACGCCGCCGCTACGGTCAAACAGATTTGGCCTGTGCCGAAACACTCGCCCTTCGAGGCCAAAGCCAGTCTCAAATTCGTCGGTTTCATGGACAAGCTCGAGAGCAATTTCGCCGACTCCAGCGCGCCGCGCCAGTTCCAGCTTTCCTCGGTAGTCGATGATAAGCTGGCACTCACGCCCATATGGAATCAGGTACGCGCTATTCTTGCGGATCTCGAGCCCCATGTTCGCGGCCAGCAGCACCGAATTCAGGAACGATACCGGGGTGCAGCCAGCCAGCGCTGGAACAGCGCGGATGTTGTTGACGATCAGCCAGCGCCACCGCTCCGCTGTCAGCGCCTTCGGCAGAACGCCGGAAAACGAGCGCTCGTACTTCTTGAGCAAGCCCATTAGGCTGTTCTCTGCCTGTTTCTCGATGGCCGTGTCGGCCCGTACCATATCACTCATTGCCTTGCGTCCTCCACTGCCTGAATGAATGCGTAATCTAGCCGCCGCCGTAGTTCGGTGAGTCCAGCCTCGCCAGCCTCCACCATCAACTGGTCAAGCGCCGTTCTGATGATGAGCGCCACGTTTTCCTTACTGCCAATCGCCGGCAACCCATGCTCGCGCCGTCGGTCATTAACCGCGCCCATCTTCGCCCTCCTTGATCGCCTGGGCCAGCGCCTTCTTTAACAGCGCCGCCACCTCGTGCCGCCCGCGATCCCGCGCCATCGAAACCAGGTTGTCTATCTCGTACGCCAGTTCGTCGGCCCCGCAGTCCGGCACATGAGCCGCCAGCGCGTCGAAGCGTGCGGCGTGAACGAATTGCTCACCCATGGAACACCTCGTAAAGCCAGCCGCCAATCGCCAGCGCGCAGCAGAACATGAACGCAAGCCACAGGATCTCCGGCGTGTCGTCGCGACGGTTCATCGCGTCACCGCCATGACCACCACGGCCAGTACCGAACAGGTCGCCAGCGCCAGCGTTCCGTATAGCAGCCGCTCGGCCTTGCGGAGCTTCGCCGCCGTCGCCGCGTGCGTCTCCTCGTGAATCTTGTTGATGTGGACGATGAAGTCGTCCAGCACGTCGGCCATGACTTCGCGCTTCATGCGGCACCGCCAGCGTCAACGAATGCGATCAGGTCGGCGGCTTCGTGGTCGCCAGCCTTTGCGCGCGCCTCATGCAGCGCCCAGGCCAGCCGCCACGCCTCCTTGCGGCGCGACGAGCGCGTCATTGCCTCATCTGCGGCCCGCGCGGCCTTCGGCATCGGCAACGCGGCGGCGTTGCTGGAGTATCGTTCAATACCCATCATCTTTGCTCCCTCTCCTCCCCGCGTCGGCTGGCGGGTGTGTTCCAGTTTTGTACCAGTTTGTGCTCAAATTACGGCATTGTGTGTAATTTGCGCGTTGCAAACAAATCTACTTACGCTTCGGCGGGTTCGAGCCCCGGCCGACTCACCATCAAAAACCGTGTGTTTTCAATTCTTTAGCGGCGTGGATTCTGCAGCGTTCCAGCTTTGTGCCAGTGAATCCATGGCCCACATCTTGCCAAGCTCGGCCTTTAGCTGCTCCTGGCGAGACTTCACCCACGGGTCGTAGTGCTTGTGGGTCACCTTCGTGGAGGTGTGACCCAGGAGCCTCGAAACAATCTCAATCGGTACGCCAGCATTAAGCGACTCAACGGCGAACGTGTCGCGCATCCGGTGTAGTGACGGACGGCCCACAATTCCAACCCGCTTACACAGAGTCCGAAACGCGCGACCAAAGTTTCCGCCGACGATGTCGGGCGAACTGTTGCCGGTCCAAAACCAGAACCGCTCAGACACCCGCTCGATGTGCCGCAACTCGTCCACGACAGCCGGCGGAAGCACGGTGTACAGCGGCTCCCCGGTCTTCTCTTGCCGGAGGAGCAACTCGTTGCCACGCAGCGCCGCGCACGGTAGCGTAGCGGCATCACCACGGCGAAGCCCGGTATATCGCAGCACCATCAGGTATGCGCGCAACCGTCGCCCTTCGGCTGGCTGGCCCTGGTTGGCTGCGGCACCGATCAGCGCGGCCACCTCCTCCCGGCTAAACGGCAGCGTCGGAGCCGTGCGTACTTTCGGCGACTTCAACCGGTCGGCCACAGCTTCGGTAGTGTACCCTCTGTCCTTGGTCCACCGGAAAAACACCCGCAGCCGTTCCACTGCTTTGCTCTGGCTGATCGCCGCTCCCGTCCACGTCGCCCGCCATGCGGTCAGGTCGGCCAGTGACACGGACGAAACCGCAGATCCCGAAAACCGCATCACCAAGCTGGAGCAATCGCGGGAGGTTAGCAGAGTCCGGTACTTCCTGATCGTATTCGCTGCCATCTTCCGCGCCTCCTGATCTTGTATGAACTCTTCGCATACGGCCTCAACCGTCCTCTCAACCTGCTTGCGTCCGGTGACTTCCCAATTGTGCAACCGCTCCTCGGCGACCTTCCAAGACCGCGTATCCATGCTCTGCTTCACCGCGCGGCCACCGATGGACCCTTGCGCCCAAATCGGACATTTACAGGTCCAGTGCGCTTTGCCTTTGTCGGCAAATTTGCACGTTTTCGAGTGGCGGCGGTAGGCTTTGAGCATGTAGAGCATTTTACGCCTTCTGCGCCAGCCGTTCGATGGCTTCGGCGGAAATTCGCAGCGTCCGGTACCCTCGCCGCCCCGGCTTCGGATTCGCCAGCGTGATGACGCCCGGTTGTCCAGCAAACGTCTCGGTGACTTTGTTTGTGGACAGCTTCAGCATTTGCGCGACCTCCTTTGGCGTGTAGTACGTTTGCATGTTCTCCCCTTTGTGCTAATCTCAAACTGCTGGTTCGGTTTGCTCCCTCCAGCACCCAGGCGCGGTCTAGTCGGCAAAATTGGACCGCGCCACCTTCGCTCCGAGCGCCGTTCGGCAAAACCTTGCACACTTCGCGAGGCCCGGCACTCACAGCGGATCTACTGAGTGAAACTGGTCGGCGTGGCTGGGGTGGGAGCAACGCGTGCGCTGCTGGCGTCCACGGAGATAGTGCCGGTCGACCGCTTCGTGTTGTAAATCTGCGTCAAATCGCAAACAAATTGGCGCGCAAGAGACTGGCGCATCGACTTACAGTTAACGCGGGCAAAGGCGATGATTTGCGCCGGGATCTGCTTCGACAAACGCTTCGTAAACCCGCTGATATCCAAGTTGTTGCGGTTATTCCGGGCCAGGAAAACCGACAGTCCCTCTATCAGCTTTCCCTCCAAGCTGGCGCCCTTAAAGCTCCAAGCGTCCTCGATAATCTTCAGCGCAAGAGCTAGGGATTGCCCGGCATCCAGCGCCCACGCTGCCCTCAGGCTGGTGATTGCGGAAATCGCCCGCCCGCCATTGTACCGGTCAATACGTAGGCCACGGGCCTCAACGATCTTTGTCATGCTCGATACGGCGGAGGCACCTGATCGCAACTCATTGAGATACTTGTCGTAACCGCCCACAACGGACCTATCGTTAAGCCGCAAAAACAAGCGTGACGCCTGTGCGTCAGTCTTCACGTCCGTGTGGACCATCACGCTCACTTCCCAGTCGCCGAGTCCTTGAGACATCAACAGCGTGGCGCGGTGCTGCCCGTCAACCAGCCAGGTGCCAAACACGCCGTCAATCGAGTACTCAACAGCGTGAAGCGTGCCGATAGCGTCAAGATCAAATGACTTTTCAATTTGCTTCAGCTTGGTCGGCACCAGCGCCCGCTGCGCTGTTGGGTGAATCTTCAAATCCTTCGCCGGAATGCTCCGGACTATCGTGCGTGCTGCGGTAATCATGCTTTGCTCTCTCCAGTGATTTCTTAAAGGTTCTGAGTTGCGCAATGGCTGCCTCAATAGAGCGAATCCATTGCGATAGATCACTAACACTACTTGCTGCAACTGCGTGCTCCACCTTGATAGTTTCAAGGCACCCACAGTGGGCCGCAATCGACCCAACGGATTCGGCGATTTTTCGGAAGTGGGCATTCTGAATGACATCCGCCCGCTTGCCGGTAAGCGGCTGGGCTGGCTTGCGCGTCACATCCTCGCCCTTCACCGCGCGCCGGTATTCCGTGTTGACCTTGGATTCGCCGCTCTTGATCCGCTCGAACGCGGCAGGGTCAGCTTCTTTGACGGCAGCGGCCCTGTCAACGGATGTCTCCCCGACACCAACAGCCTTCGCGGCGATTGAGCGGGCGCGGCCGGTGTCGGGAGCAGGTGCTTTCTCCCCGCTAGAAGGTGTGGGTAAAGTTACCCGGACCTTATCACCGATCTTCTTACCCGGTGCGGCCTGCGTTGCCGCTTGCCGCTTCCGCGCCTCCTCCTCCAACAACGGCAACATCTCAACCGCCACCGCCGCTTGCTGTCCTAACGTCAGATGTCGTCGGCTAAGGTTCTTCGACACCGCGAACATCGTCGGCGATCCGCCCGCGCCGTCCCACTTGGCGTAGCGCGGCTCGACCCCGGCAAGACCGCACGCCTTCGCCCGGTTCCTCCCGTCCAGAATCATATCCTCGTGAGTGATAATCGGCTCGATCAGACCTTGCTCTCGAATGCTTTTCGTGAGTCGGTCAAGCTCCTCTGCGCCCATCATTGGGAATAGGTCAGCAGCGGGATGATTCTGGAGGGTCATAACTACGCCGCCCTCCGCGCCATCGTCGCCGGCGGAGCCGTCAACAGCGACCGCCTCCCGGCCTTGTAGCCTCGCATTTCGGCCTGGGCCTCACGCCATTGCTGATGCTCAAAGATGGCATCAGCGGTGACGTTGTACTCCAGGTCCATAAATCTGGCCACTTGGCCAACAGTGCGCCCAGCTCGGTAGAGGTTGAACGCCTCCAGGCGAATCTGCGGCGAAGGCGCGGCGGAATGACTACCGCCGTCAATGACGTGCAAACGGCGTTGCGGCTTCATTGTGATACTCCTTTACAATTCTTCGTGTGGAAGTCAGCAACAGCCCGACGCAACGCCGCATCGACAAACTCCCTAATTTCCTGCCCAGTGAGAGCGCAAATGCTTTTAACTTGAACATACAGGCCAGGATCAACGTCGATAGAGCGCGCAACCCAAGCAATCGCTTTTGATAGCATGGTTGGCGTGTTTGGCTGTGTTGAACTAATCACAATCTGATCTTAGGTGCAATTGCACCTAAGTGCAATCACTTTCTGTGTCTTTGTAAAAAAAGGTGCTTTGTATGAAAAAGTATGGAGTGTTGCTATCCGCGTTAGAACATAAGGCGCTAAAGACCGCAGCGGCGGAGCGCGGCGTACTCATGCAAGACATCGCCCGCAACGCCGTCCTCGCCGCCCTCACCGGCCCCACCCCCATTGCCGCCCCGAAATCGTCCGTGATACCATCGCTCCACCGCATCCACGCGCAGCTGCTGTCCGTCGCAGCTGCCTTACAAAATATAACGGATGCGCTTGGAGAGATAGATGTCACAGAGGACACGGAAACGACCGACGCAATCGCTGCTAGTGATGCCGCCGCCGCAAACGGGCAGCGAGTGGCTCGCCGAATACTGCGCGGGCTGGAGCAGCCTGCTGGACGCGCAGGAGCGAGTTCTGGCGGCCCAGACGCAACTGCTGGCGGCCCAACGGAAGCTGCTGGCGGGCCTCAGCGTAAAGCACAGCCGTAAGACAAGGGCCGTGTAAGACAGCAAAAGCCCCCCGCACCTGTTATGGTGTCGAGGGGCTTCCTGGCGGTCGTGCTGGGGGTTGGGTTTATTTCGTAGCGGCGGCTTCGAGGGCTTTCCGGGCCGCCGCTAGATCGGCTTCGGCTTTTGCCTTCGCGGCACGCAGCGCGGTTGTCGCGCTCGTCGGGTACTGGTCGCTGAGTTCTAGGATCTTGCCAACGATCAGCGCTTGCAGCACCTCGCCAACGTCGGCGTATTTGTAGGTTTTCACGCCATTTGTTTCGGTGAATTGCGTGAGGCGGAACGCTTCCAGCACTTCGAGGCCAGCGGTGACCGGAGCGCCGCTGATGGTCTTGGTTTTGCTGATGCCGGGCGCATCGAGCGTGATGGTGAGGCTTTGCGCGTGGGCGGTGAGGCCGAGCGCGAGGAAGAGTAGGGCCGCAGCCCAGAGGATGGTGGTCATGAGTGGTCCTTTCGTTAGAACGTGGTCAACGCGACGCGCTTGATGGTGCCGCTGGCGGTCTGCACGTAGATGTAAGTCGCGTCGGCCCAGATCGCTCCTGCCGTTCCGGCATCGGTTGAGGCGGCTGGCGTTGATTGTTCGGTGATGATTTTCGAGACCTTCAACGGCGCAAATGCGGAGTTGTCTGCAAGCGCTATCTCAGCTTGCGCGCCGGATCGCCTGATGGCCGGGTAAGAGGAGGTTTCTCCACCCAGTTGCAGCAGTCCAAAGTTATTAGCTCCTGAGTTTGACACTACAATACGCCCATCAACGGACGATTTGATAATTGAACGGCCAGTCCACCCGATGTACTTTGAGGCTCCAGACTCAAAATCCCCTGTGATTGTCAGGTTCCCTGATCCGCTGATATTACTGCTTACCTTCAGCGTTCCACTAACCTGCAGGCGCGTGACCGTGTCATCAGAACCAGGACCCACTACAACGCGTCCAGACGTCGGATTCAGCAATAGGTTTCCACCGCCGGTCCAGCTTTGAAGAGACAAATCGTTTCCAGATCGCGCCAACTGTCCAAGCGACGTTCCGTTGGCTGTGAGGTTAATCCACGTTGTAGGCGTGGCGGTCGATTCAATCCCAAATGGAACATTCGAGCTTCCCGCGTTAACCGTGAGCTTGTACCCCACGGTTTCGCTGCCGATGCCGACGTTGCCACCCAGCTTTTGCAGAACGAGGTTTCCATTGGAACCAGTAAATGTTTGGATGTTTAGCCCGTTGAGCGATCTCCCGATTGTCCCGATGGCCGTTGCCCCATAGCTGGACGCAAACGTAATATAGGTTCCATCCGATACGCTGTTAAGCACGGCGACCGTCGAATTAGATGTTTGGTTTGAGCCAGATTGAAGTTTGTAGGTGGTGAAATCCGTCGTTTGAATTGTCGGAACCTGTTGAACTGGAGACGAAAAACCGAGTGCCGTCAAATTGTCTTTCGTCGCTGCCTCAAAGGCCGACGCGACATGCTGGTTTCCGATATCGGTAAAGTGTGAGATGTCCGTTGGCTCTTGGTCCTGCGCCTCGTTCCAGCGAGACACATTGTCCACCAGATAAACCGGATACGTTCTATATTTGGCGACGGCCTTCGCCGCGGCCTGCGCCGCTCGGTGAATGATTTGGGCGCTGCGATTTACCGCCTGATTGCCGCTTACCGTGCTGTATAGGATAGTGCGCTGCGACGTAAGCGAAGATGGATTGTCAACCCATCCGTAAGCCATGAAATACACATGCCCAGAGCCGACGTTTGCCTGTAGCTTCACGACCGCCGGAGAATCCGGCGCTTCGATCCACACGACTCCAGGATAGGCGCCCGCGTCGCTACCCCCGCCCGGCGTATACGCAGAAGAATAGGTTCCAACGCTACTCCCGTTGACCGTGACGGTGAACGCTCCGCCATCCGTAGACGTTTCATAGAACAGCGCAATAGCCTTCTTCCCGGTCAAAGAAAACTGTACGTATTGCGTCCCGGTCAGCGACGTGCGGACTCGGTTTCCGTTTGCGTTGCCGTAGTAGAACGGCATCACATTCCGCACTTCTCCAGCGCTTAACGAAACCGTGTCTGTCGTTCCCGTTGTAATCCATGAGTTTCCGCCAGTGGCTCCGGTTCGGTCCATGCCAGTGGAAGACAGCCCCCCGTAGTCATCAATCAAAAGTCGAGCAATCATGGCCTCATGCGAGCCTTGAAAGACTCGGTAGAACGCATCCGTGTCAGAGCCTGGAATATTGTTCCACCCCGCCATCACCGCCGTCACCCCAGTCCAGTTGTAATCTAGGTAGCCCATGGCACACCAGATGCACTTGTCTCCGCCGCCTTGGTATGAAATCTTGGAACCGCCAACGCCTCGATTGTAGACAGTGAGTGATTTGCCGCTGGAGGACGCAAAGATGTTGACCCAACGATACGCCGCGAGCAGATAACCCCCGCTGGTGTACGATTTTGTCGCGGCGTTGATCCCCTCAGTCTGGGAATCACCAAACGCATACAGAGCGCCCGAAGTCGGAAGCGTCGGAGAGGTTGGGTATGCGCCAGTGATCTTGGAATACGCCAACCCCGTCAACCACGCCGGATCGCTATAGCTTCCGCTGGTCACCACGCACGTCGCGCACGCCGGGACACTGCCCCAAGCCGTCGCCCCGCTGGAGGTGGTCAGCACTTGGCCGTTGGTGCCGGGCGCGAGTTGCGACGGCTGGAACGTGACGGTGGGGGATGGAACCGTAGTCGCCCGCATGGCGCGGATGGTCGTGGTGCCGGTGGTCGGCGTCCAGGTTTCTGACCACGGGCTGCCGCTCGTCGGCTGGTAGCGCGCGCTGTAGCTCGTGCCGGATGGCGTGATCGTGTCGGTACAAACCAGCGTCACCGCCACCGCGCCGTTAGCCGACGCAGGCACCTCGATGGTCGTCTGCCAGCCGGTTAGGGTCTGGGAGCCGCTATACAAGGGTTGCGCGGAGCCTGGCGAGTTCAGCGCGACGACGATCCGCCCCGCGAAGTAACCGCCAAACGGCGTGCGCACGGTGTCGCTGATTGTGCAGTCAGTGCCGTAGGCGGCGAGCGCGCCAAGGAAAATGAGTAGTTTTTTCATGGTGATCCTTTCGTTACCGCAGCGCCTTCCACGCCTTCAGCACCGCGTCCCATGCCTTCAGGTCGATGATGCCGCGCTGGAGTTGGCTCACGTAGTAGTTGCCGCGCCCCGCGAAGTCGTTCCACGCGGACTCTGAGACGGGCGGCGGTTTGTCCGCATCGGCGGCGGCGAGAAAAAATAATGCGCGGCGGGTCATTTTTATTCTTGACAGTAATGCAGCGTTGGATTATAGTTAGATCATGAACAGCGCACAGCGTCACTACACAGTCAAAAGCTACTTCGGCCAATCGCAGTACTGGATCATGCGCGCCGATGGCAACCTAGCAGCCTATAAACCATTCGCTACCAAGGAAGAAGCGGAAGCATACGCTCTGACCATGGACCCGGCCAACTTCCGCTAACCACCCCAACGCCAGCGGGCGGCGTAAAGCCCGCAGACCTCAGGAGAAACCAGATGCACTACAACACCGAACACGCCATGTCAAAAGCCGCAATGGCGAACATCGGCACAATTCGCCGCGAACTGAAAGACGACGGCTACTACCACCTCCGCGCCGCCAACGGCGAATGCCGCGTGATTGCCAGCGGGTCAGCCAACACCGCCTGGGCAAACGCCGGATGGCCCAAACGCGGAGCCAACGCTGTGATCTGGTGGTACGCAAAGCCGGTGACGAAATGACCCCCTCCACCCGCGACTACCTGCTCGGCCTCGCCATCGAGCGCCGAGACGCAGCCGCCGAGGCAATGATGCAGCACGGCCACGACACCTCCCCCGCCTGGGGACAAGCCGCCGCAGCCGTCCGTGAGTTGCTGGAGTTGCCAACCACTGCCGCCGCCGCGCTAAATGCCCTCCGACGCACGCGCACCGGGGGCCGTAACGGTGGCCGGCCCCGCACCGCGCCGCGCTGCCCGTGTGGGCAGATGACGCTCAAACGGGCCGAACAGCGGAATCACCGCTGCGCTTAAGCCGCACCAGCAGGGCCGCTATCGACCGTATCCACGGTTCATGGACCTGATCGGTGCAGCCGGTGCGGACGTGCAGTAGTTCGTGGACCAGCACTATTTCCGGGTCGTCAATGTACCCGCGCTGGATCTTGATAAGCCAGCCATCCTCGATAGCGCGGAAATACTCGGTCACCGCGTAGCAGCCGGGGATCTCCTTCGATGCGACAAACTTGAGCCGAGGAGGCGTCTCTATGCCGAGGGCCACGCACCACTCGCCAGCGAGGAGGTGCCAGCGCTCGCGGGTCATTTCGCCCGCCTATAGTGCGGCACCGGGTACACCCGCGCCCCGGTGCGGATACGGAACGTCCGCGACTCCATCAAACCAGCCTCCAACGATCCGGCGATGATCCGGCGAGTTTGCGCGGACCTATAGCCGTACTCATCGGCGAGTTGCTTGGCGGTCTTCCAACCGGGCGGTACTTGCTCAATTCCGCCGTCAGCCAGCGCGGCGGCGAGGTCGGCTAGGAGATTCATACCGGAAGCCTCACGTCCTCACGCTCTCCGTGTTCGCACTCCCAGGCGTGTAGGTATGCGGTGGTCTTGTCCTCGCAATACTCGCCCCAGGCTAGTCCGTGGCCGTGGGCCAGTGTGGCTGGCCTCCGCGATGAATAGCTTGGCTTGTCCGGGTCCATACCAGTACCCACGCAGATCCCGTAGTGACTGCCGACGTTGCGGCCCCGGTAGACGTGCGGCGAGTGCAGGTGCGCCATCAGCACATTGCCGCCGCGCCGCTCGACGTGGTCGCGCAGAGCATGCATGTTATACATCCATCCGTGGCATATCCACAGGTCGCCGATTTTCGCCCAACTCTTGCGGATGTGTTCGTAACGGACTAATTGGCACTTCAGCTTTGCCGCTGTCGTTTCGATGTCCTCAACAATGCGGCGGGCCAGTTCGGAGACGACCGCTGACGGGTGGCCCATGAGGTCATATGGCCGCGCGTCATGATTGCCCATGGTCCAAATAGCGGGCCGCATCTCGCGGACCCAATCGAGTCCGCACGCCATATCAGGCGCGATTGGCTCGCATTCGTCCTTAGTACCGCGTGCGCCACTGCGGAGCGCGGCGGTGTCGAACACATCGCCTAGCTCAATGTACGTTTCGGGCTTCCACGCCCTGCGGAACGCGCGGACGTTGCGTTTGTACTCGTCGCACGCATACACGCTATGGAAGCACCCCGTGGCCATCCAGCGTTTCCAGACGCGGTTGATGTTGGCCACTATTTGCCTCCGTGATTTGCCCACCACATCGCCACTGCGCCGATGATACTGGCGGGAATGGATGAGATGAGCGCAACGAATTTCCACGCGCCACGAACTTCGGCCAGCGCGGTTTCGAGGACTGATATTCGATCCTCGCTTTTCGCGGTTCGACCGTTTAGCGTGGTCAGGTGCGCGGATATGGTAGTGAGTTTCTCTACGGTCACGGCTTGAGACGTGCGGGATTCCGCCAGGTCATCACGCAAGTTGACGAGTACCTCGCCAATGCGGTGCAGTGCTGCGAGTGGTTCCTGTTCAGCCAAAATAGACTCCGGCATGTGGGATCTACTGCTCTTTCGGTGGTGCTTTAGGCTCGATTGGTGATTGCGTCAGGTGGCCGACTAGGCCGAGGATGGCCCCGGCAATAGCTGCGGTCTGGAGTGCCTCAGGCTTCGCGCCTTCCTGCGCAGACTGCGCCACGGCACCCACGGCACCGGACGCGGCGGCGATTAACGCGGCTTTGAGCAATTTGCGCCAGTTCATAATTTCACCCAGAATCCGCCGAACGGGGTCGGACGCTTGTAGACATACATTGCACCCGCCGCGCGGTAGTCGTCGCCCGGTTGCGGATTCGTGCCGCTCTGCGCGTAGAACTTGCCCGGCGCGCCCGGTATCGGCCCGCCAACTGGTCCGCCGACGGCGTCCGTGTCCGTGGCAAATTTGGGCAGAAACGATTCCGGCTTGATGTCGCTGACCGGCGTATTGGTCGGCTTGAGTGTCAGCGCAAAGCCTGGCTCAAATTCAATCACGGCCTCCACGTTGTACGGTACCAGTGGCGGCGGAGCAGTATCCTGCGATAGCGCCCAGTTTTGGCACGCCTGGATATAGTTCTGTGCCTTCAGGCGGTTAATCTGTGCCGCCATCGCACGGCCTTGCGCCGCAAATGTGGCTTTTATTTCTTCGTCGAACATGGTTGCTCCTTCGCTGTTAAATCGAGCGGCCCGTGCTGTCGCGCGAGTTGGTTGATTTCGGTTTTGGCTTCGGCGTCGAGCGGGAGGAAATACGGTCCGCCGATCTTGTCGCCGTCGTCGGTGGTGGCGACTACCGCCGCCGTGCGGAGCCTCATTTGTCGAGCGCCGCCAACGCTCGATCAAGATACCAACGCGCTTTCTCCAAGTCTTCCCGCATGGTTCCCTTGTCCTGGCAGCGCCAAAGGTATTTCATGGCGTTGCCCAAGCAGTAGAACAGGCCCCACCCGTGATCTTCGATGATCTCGATGCACTCCGCGCGGCAGCCGGTGTAGTGCGGAGGAGTGTTGATTAAATCCGGTGGCGGCGGTGCTTGCTTGGGAGGTGCCGGATATTGCTTGCTCATTGCTCCACCGCCCGATACACCCGCACGCTGACCTCGGTATGCTCCGCGCCGTCGAAGACTACGAGCGCAACGCGACGGCCCCAGGCGTCGGTGGACAGGTCGGCAAACTTCGCCACGCCGTCGACGGTCACCCGCACGACATCGCCCTCGCGGATGTGCAGCAAAACCTGGGTTACTTTGCCAGCAGGCCAGGGGTACTGCGGGCTGGCCGCGCGGAGGGCGTCATAGTCCACGCAGGCCACTTGCAGTAAGTCAATGTTTGGCGAGTGGTTCTGGCGGTCGAGGCCGCAAATGGACTCGGCCCGCATCACGCCCGCCGCCATCAGCGCGAACGCCACGACGATCAGCCAGTCAATGCGACGGCCCAGTGTGGTACGCGGGAGGGGTGTCACTTCTTTACCTCCGGTTTCGGCGGCTCCGGTTTGGCGAGCGTGCCGTCTGGCCGGATCTCGCACGCGGGGATGTCGAGCGCGCGGCGGCAGGCGTCGGCGCGTACAGTACCGCGCTGCTTGTCGAGGGCGTCGAACTCTTCGCGGATGGCCTTCATGCGCGCTTCAATCGAGTTGAGCGCTATGATTTCGGCGGTGTTCAATGCGGGCGTGGTTTTCGGCTGTTCAGCCGCCCCGGCAATGCCCATTGCCAGGATGAGTAGGGTGGTACGCATAAAGTCATGAGCGAGTGTTTTCGTACACTCGCGGAAACGCCCGGGCGGGAGAGTGGCACCCGGGAATCCTTTAGCAGGTGCCGCCGGTCATGATGCCCGCCGAGAACGTCAGCGTGCATGTTCCGGTACCGGCTGAGTCGCGGACGGTCTTTGTGCCAGTGAACGCGGTTCCGCTGGGAGGCGTGACTGTCCCAGTGATGTCAATATCGGTCGTGTACATCTTTCGGATGCGCCTGGTCGCGCTGCCGACGTCAACAGTGGTGACACCTGAGCCGGGAACAAACGACGTGTAAGCCGTGATTGCGCCTCCGTGGATGGCGTTCCAATACGCAGACGATGACCCGCTTATGTAGGTGTTGTTCGTCGTCGGGATCATATCGCCGGTTAACGTCCCGTTAAAGGTGAAGGTGCTGGAAACATTGAGTGTGGACAGGTACCCAAGCCAGCGCACACCACTGGAGCCGAGGGCGTAGGTGGCGTTCGTGGTGGCTATCAGGTCACTGGAAAACGTAGACGATGCCGTGACGGTTGAGCCGCTGAAATTGACCGCGCCGGATGCGTCGAGCGCGGAGGTCCACACTTTCGACGGGCGAAGGCTGGTAGTGCCGATGGTGTAGGAGGTGTTCGCCACTGGCACAAAATGCCCATCGTGTTCAATGGTCCATCGGGCGGTGCGGGTGGCGGCGCCGTTGCTGTTGGTGGCAAATTCCAGGTATGCGCCCTCTGCGCTGCCGAGGCTCCATGCCTGCGAGGCCTTCGCGGTGATTGCGGCCCGGTTGTATTGCGTGCCGCTGATCTCCGCGCCGAAAACGAGAAACCCGATGCGGTCGCCGCTGGCCGTGGGTGCGCTGCCCTGGTGGGCGATTATGCCGCCGCCGCTTATTGAGCTCACTGCGCCGGTGTATTTGACTTGCAGGATATTGACGCTGGCGCTGTTTTCGACTTGCAGCTTCGCGCCGGTATTATTCGCCGAGCCGCCAATCCATACCGCACCGGTCGAGCGATAGATGTTGCCGCCGCTCGTGGTCCACTGCGAGGCCGTAGAGGCGGCGCAAGCGAGGTTTCCCGATGCGTCTGATGTCCAGACATCACCCAGCGCACAGGTGCGGCCGTCCGTGAACGTCGCGCCGGTTTGGATGGTGATGCTTGACCCGGAGGACGCGAAGGATGAGCCGTAGGTGGTCCAGCCGGTGGCATACAGGCGACGGGCGCGAGCTGATGAGGTGCCAAAATCATAGGTCTGATCGGCTGAAAATGTCGAGGATGCGCCGAAGGCCACGCCGCCGCCGGCCGTCAGCACGCCCGAAAAGTTACCCAGTACGGATTCAACGTCCGCCCACCGCAGCGAAGATGTTCCGCTGACGTAGGTGTTATTCGCCGTGGGCGTCCAGGCGGTGCTCACGCCCGCGATGTTTAAAATTTCGCGCGAGGAGTTTATGACCGTGGTTCCGCTGACCCGGTAGGCCGGTGAGCCGGTCGCGTTCATGACGGCCACGCTCAGATTTCCGGGAATATCCACGGTGCCGCTGGTGTCGATCAGGAATCGCTTCGCTGGTGTGCCTGCGCCCTGGTTTTGGTAGATGGCGAAGTCGCCGACCGATACTGCCGAAGTTCCGATCAGCCATCCGCCGTTGGTATCGTCAGTCCGGTAGACTCCCAGCGAAACAAACCCGCTGGCCCCGTTAGCCCACACGTTGCTGATGTTCTGCCCCGCGCCGAGTGCTGGCCCGTTGCCATCAGCGTACACCTTCCCGCCAGTGAAGCGGTGCAAGCTGGCCCCATAGAGAAGGCCGTTGCTGTAGCCGTAGGTGTAGATCACGCCGTAGGCGTCGGAAGGCGTGGCCGCGCGAGTCCAAAACATGCCCATGTTCCGCGATGCCGACTGGCCCAGCGCGACGGCGGAGGAGTACGAGGCATCGAGGATACTGATGCCGTTTTTGGTGGCCGAAAGATCACTTGATGTGTCGCCAATACGGATGCGCCCTTCGTCGTACGCGTTTATAGCCACGTCGCCGTAGGTCGTCGTGAACTTGAGTCCCGCGCGCTCGATGGCGCTCCCGGTGTCTGTACGCCCAATGACATCGTAGATCATGCCCTTTGTGGAGGTGCCGGTGATCTGCGCGTCAAGCACACCACGCCCGCGATTATTGGTCACGGTTGAGTTGTGTAGGTTATAAAACCGAAAATCCAGCGCGTAGCCGTCGATTTTATTCCCAACGATGACAAGGTTTTCGCCATAGGAGCAGATGCCCGTGGCAAACGTGCCATTGTCGCAACTGATATCAAACCCGATCCAGCCACCCTCCATGTGGTTGTCGTTAAGCACCGTGTCGCCGACGTACCCATGGATGTAAAAGGCCCTGTTGCCACTGGTGGCCCCAAGCGCTTCAGCAGTGCCGCCGAAGAAGTTGCGGCTCCAGATAGAGCCGCTCGACGTATGCAAGGACTCAATGCCGACCGAGTTCGTGACCGACATGGAAAACGCGCAGTCGAGGATATTGTTATCACCTAGGTCCGTCGTGTGGCCCAACTTCACGCCGCGCCACATGCCGTCAAAATAGATGTCGTGAATGGTTGATACGCCAAATCCGGCGGTGGCGGATTCGATGCCGTTCTGCGATGTTCCGGCCCCGTTTCCCTGAATCGTGAAGTCTGAAAATTCGAGGTAGTAGACCGGCCCCGCGTTGTCGATTTTGATTACTGGCGCATTGGTCGTAGACTTCAGCGTTGAGTTGCGCCGCCCTTGGCCGCGCAGGCCTGCGTAGCTGGCCGTTATGTTGATCGTGGTCACAACACAGACGCCTTGCGGCAAAATGGCCCGTTTTTTTACGCCGCTACCCGCGTTGATTGCGTTGGTGATGGCCGTCGTGTCGTCGGTCGTGCCGTCGCAAACCGCGCCGAAGTTGCGCACATCGTAGGCGTCACGCCCGCCTTCGGCCCACGCGCCAACGCCTGACCCTTGATCGGTCCAGACGTAGCCCGCGCTGCTGCCGGTGGGAATAGTCAGGGCGCTGAAATTTGCCGAAGTAGCGTTGACCTGAGAAAAAGGAACGGCCGATGTGCCAACCTTTCGCGTATTTGCGGCGTCAGGAATGATGTCGGTGTAGAAAATCGAGCGGTCAACGGTTCCGCCGCCGTTAACGGCCTCAATCTTGAGCATGTTCGATCCGGCATTGTTGCGGATGTAGAAGTTGCTCATGGCGGCTGCGCCAACACCGCTGGCCACGGCGTTCAGGTCCCATTCGCCAGGAACGGCGATGCTGCCCGTGTTGTCATATAGCGTCAACTTTCGGCTGGCCAGTTTGGACTCCGCGTAGATGGCCGCAGGGTTGCCGCTGCCTACGCCGATGGAAAAGCCGCCGCCGATATTCCAGGCGTTATTGGTGCCTGCGGTCAGATGTCCTGATTTGTCGATGCGCCACCGCTCCGTCATCGTGCCGGATGCATCGGCGGTGCGAAAACGGATGCGCCCCGGAACCACGCCGCTGGACACTGTGCCATCCACCTCGCCGATCACTTGAGCCGCGCGCTGGTAGTTGGTGCCGTCGCTCCCCCTGAACACGATAAATCCAAGCGTGTCTCCGCTGGCTACTGCGCCGTGGGAGCCAAGAGTGCCGCTGGCGGATTTGTTGAAATCCAGCACGGCCCCATGGCCCCCGGTGGCCGAGAACACGTTCATCGCCATGCCGCCGAAATCTCCGGCGTAGTTGGTATTGAGGTTCTGGCCGAGGCGCACGGTCGGGCTGGTGTGGCCGATGGTGACCACTCCCGTGCTGCGGTAGATGTCGGAGCCGCTCAGGGTCCAGTAGCCCGCACACGCCGCGAACGACAGCACTCCCGCGCCGTCCGTCTGGAGGCACTGGCCGCTGGTGCCATCGGCGGCGGGGAGGGTCCAGACGGTCGAAGCCGCGACCGACTGCGGTGCCTTGAGGCCCACGTAGTCGGTGCCGTTAGTGCGCCGCTCCTGCATACGGATTTCGCCCGTAGCGCTTCCGGCGGATTGCGTGATAGTGAATGGCGTCTGGGCCTGCGGAAACACCGCAATGGCCGTCAGAACGCAAATAATGAAGTGTTTATTCATAGTTGACCGAATATGGCGCGCAAGACGCCCACCACTTGCCGTCCGCGCGGCCACGGAACTGGAAGCACGTAACCGCGCCGCTCTTGGCTGGCAGGTTAGTTGAGAAGTTCGTATCAAACTCGGAATCAAACGAAATCGTGTACGGCCCAGCGCCTTGCGTGATGTACAGCGTGAGCGAGTCCGCCGCTGTCGGCGTGTACGGGCTGGCGATGGTTGTATTGGCCGTCAGCGTGATCTCAATGGGCGTTGATCCGCCGCCGGTCCCGGTGCTGCCTCCAGCGACAAATGAGCCAGTGCTGCCGCCGCTAGTTGATCCGCCGGCGACCGCCTTCCAAAACTCCACAGCCCCGCCGAGACGGTTTGTTGAAATGGCCTTCACGGTGAACTGCAACCACTGCCCGAACACATCGCGGAGGGACACCTCGCGGATCAGATACGTCCCGCTGCTTACGTTGAAATAGCTGTTTTCGATGGTCTGCAACTGCCCAGGCCGCAGCGTGTGGCATGTGGCTTCGACCTGTTGGTCCGTCTCGTAGGTAATCTCGACGGCGTTGTTTTTTCGCGCCGACACCAGCGCCAAGCCTTCCGCCGCCGCCTGCTGCTGGCCGATGCCGGGGCGGTCGAACGGTAGCGCGTAGATGCCGGATGCGCCCTCTAGCGTGGCCGTGGCCGAGATATCGGCGGTGTCCTCAACCGCAATGGTATTTGCGCCAAACTTTCGATAGACCACGCGGAGTGTATCGGCGGCGGTCAGCACCGCTTCGTCGGCGTCCTGCCGAATGTAGACCTTGCCGAGTTCGTAATAATAGGCCCGGTCGGAGTCCGTCAGCCATTGGGCAAACTCTTTGTCCTCGTCATTGACCTGGATACGAACGATCTGGCCCACTGGATTCGCAAGGGACCATTTGACCGTGCTGCCGTCGCCCGTGAACGTCTCGTCCTCGTAGCCGATCTGCTCGATGTCCACGTTGACCAGCGCGGAGTTGCATTTGTCTTCTCGCGTGGTGCGGACTCGGATATTCCGGTAGTTACCGCTGGACGCCGTGATTGAGAATGGAGCAGTTGCAAACGTGCGCGGCTTGAAATATAGCTCGCGCTCCTCGTCAATCCACCAGACGTAGTTCGAGGCGTCGGCAAGCGCGGCAATGGCGGCAGATACTGAAGTTGCGGCGTCGAAGATGACCGTATCAACCACCGCGCCGAGGTCGATATTCGATGTGCCAAGCGGCTCAGATGTGGCCGCATCGGCGAGTAGGTCGGCGACGATCAGCCCAGCCCGGTTAGTGATGAGGATTTGGTCCAGTGTACCGGCATCGGTTAGGTTGACCGCAGCCCCGCCAGCCGTCAGGGAAAGTTGAAGCGCGGCGCCGCTGGCGCTGATGACGTAATACTCAACGGTGGCATCCAGCCCGCCAGGAATTGCGCCGTTGGCATGGGCCTTGACGCGCACCCGGTCGCCGTTGCTGAGTCCGTGCGCAATGGTGCAGGTCAGCGTATCGGTGCCAGCGTTAGCCGTGTACTCAAAGTTCCGCTCGTATAGCAGCGGACGACCGGTTGCGCCGTCGTAGCAGAAGCGCTTGTCTAGATACTGCTCCCAGGACACCGCGCGGATCGCGTAATAGCGGCCCGTTGGCGCTGCCTCGGTAATGGACCGCTCGTCCACCTCATCCACGGAGCCGGCCCATAGCTTCGTCGCGCCCTCGAATAGTTCGAGGTCTTTGCCGACGACCGGGCGGTAGCTGCCATCAGCGCTCTTGACCGTCACATTCAACCCGGCCCGCTGGCCGAGAGAATAGGACATGTCGAGCGTACCGGGCATAGCCTCTACAGTCGTGCCGTCGATTTTGATAATGGGATCAGGCATTTAGCCGCGAGGAATTACGCCGTACTGTTTGAGGGTCCGCGTGATCTCTTCGAGTGCGGCTTTCGGATCGCCGCCATTGAGGTTGATGGTTACCGTGGTTCCGCCAGCCATCGCACCCTTCCCGAGGAGGTCGTAAATATTGAGGTTGGTCTTCCACATGTCGTCCAACTTGGCAAACAGGTGAGCTTCCCGCAGCCACGAATCCGCGCGGAGGTTGGCGAGGTCGTTGGCGGTTTGCAGCGTGTGCTTTACGATCAGATCGAGGGATTTATTCATCCCCATCATTTGGAAGTTTCCAATGACTGACGACACGGCACTGACCACACCGGCGACCGCGCCCACAATAGCTGTAGCCCCGCCAGAAGCAACTGCTCCCCCAACCGAGCCAGCGGCACTAGCTGCCCCGCCGCCAATACTGCCAGCCGCACCCGCGATACTTCCACCAGCGCTTCCGGCTGCGGAGAATACGGTACCGCCGGCAGACGTAGCGCCGCCGAATACCTTACCCATCAGCCCGCCCACATCAAATAGCTTATTGGTCAGCTTTTGTAGCGCGCCTTCAATGAGTAATCGCGTGATGCTTTGCGCGGCCTGCTTGGCCACGTTCACGAACATGTCGCCCAGCTTTCCGCCTTTGAAAATCACGTCGGTGATGCCGCGCGATAGGTCAGTCACAACGGTGGATACCTGCTGCATCGCGGCTTTGCCGACTTTGCCCAGGTCTTTGTAGCGCGCAACGATGGCCGCGTGCTGCTCCTTGGTCATCATGCCTTCTGGCCCAATGTTTTTACCGCCGCGCACAAAGTCTTCAAACCCACCCGGCCCCGGCAACCCTGCATCTGGTGCCTTCGGCAGTTTCTTGAAATCAATGGCGTTCAGGTTGCCGAGGTCTGGCGCATCGGACAATTGCCGATAAGACACGAATAGGATATCCAGTGCCTTGGCGGCGCGCATGGCAGCATCAGCCGTCACCACGCCATACCGCTGCATGATGTCGGCGAGTTTGTCGATCTGCTCTTGCTTCTGCTTGGCGGCGTCCTTGAAACGCTCGAATAGTGCCAGAAGGTCGGAGGACGGCAGCTTCGCCGACTCCATGGCCTTGGCGTGCTTTTCGACGGCAGTCGTGGCGGCGGTGTGCGCTTCCGCGGATTTGGCTACCTGCTCCGTCTGCGGTGCAAGCACCTGCATGTAGCCCATAATGGCCGCGGTGCCAGCGCTGAATGCTACAGGCGTGCCGGTGCCAGCTCGCTCGTTCAACTTCTCCAGTGCTTGCGCCGTGGTGTCGATAGGCTTTCCGCCGTGCTGGATCAGCCAATTGAGGAACAGGCCAACGCCAGCGGCGGCGGCTCCAGCGGCGACACCGGCAACGGACAGGCTGGCGGCAAAGCCTTTAAGAAGCGGGATGCCTTTATTGAGCACGCCGACGATAAGCAACCCGGTTTCCGCTAATTTTGCAAGTCCAGTCACCACAATCGGAGTGGCGACAAGAATTCCGCCCAATGATAGGGCTAATTTCTGAGTTTCCGGCGAGAGTTCTTGAAACGCCGCCGCGAGTGCCTTTGCGCGTTCAATACCCGGCGTGAGGAAATCGTCCAGCACCCGCTGCGCGATAGGCAGAAGCGTCTTGCCAAACTCCGCAGCCGCATCCTTCGCGGCCATCTGGATATTCTCCCAGGAGTTTTTGTACGTGTTCCCAGCGCGCTCACCCTTGGCCAGTTCGTCGGTGATGATCTGGATGAACTGCTGAGAAGAGATGCCCAGCTTCTCGAACGTCTTTGCGGGGTCGCCGAGCGCCTCCGGCCCAAACTTTTCCTTGATAATGGCGGCAAGTTGCGGGATGCGCTCAATGATTGGATCTAGGTTTTCTTTCGTCACCTTGCCGACAGCGCCCAATTGCGACAACTGGCGGATCACCTCGTTGAAGTCCTCGCGCCCGCCGCCGACGACAGCCAGCGCGTTGCCGAGTTCGCCCATGATGCGGCGGGATTGGTCGGCGGAATTGCCAAGGATTTGCAGCCGGATCGTGCCTTTTACGGCCTCTTCCAGCCCCAACCCAGGCAGTTTCGCCACTTCGCGCAGCTTCGCCATTTCCGCCGCCGTGGCTTCGCTCGACTTCATCACTGCCTTGAGGCCCATGGTGAGCGATTCCATGTCACTGCCGGCCTTGATGGCGGCAGCGCCAGCGGCGATCAGCGGAGCGGAGAAGCCAATAGAGAGCGCGGTACCGGCGGCGGTGACGTCGGCGGCAAAGCGCTTGACTTTATTGAGGGAGCGGTCGACGGTTTTATCGAATTCGTCTGTACTCGCGCCAATACGCACGATAAGGTTAGAAAGTATGGGCATTGGCTACCGTCGTCTAATTGGCGTTGGGGGTGTTTGTGGTTGGGCTTTTTGGGCTTTTTCCTGCTCGTCAGCTTTGAGCTTCAGATAGCAGACCCATTCGGTGAGTTCAGAGGAGGGCATCGCGGCAGTGAGTTCCGCCACGGTTTTATGCAGGATTTCGGCGAGGGCGAAAAGAAATCGCCGCTCGCCTACGAGTTTTTTTCCAGGTCGTCGGCGGCTTTGTCGGTGAGGCCGGAAAGCTCGCAAATCTTCGTCGCGATGCGGTCGATGACATCGCCGGATTTGCCCAGGAGCATGTCCTGGTGCGCTTTCTCAAACAGTTTTGCGCCCGTTGCCGGGTCCGTGGCGCAGTCGATAATCAAACGCACGGCGGCGGCGTGCGGGATGTTCTTCGCGTTAGCGCCGAACTCCACCCGCTCCTTGGCCGTCATCTCCCGAACCCCGATCTCCACTCCCCACTCGGGAATCGTGATCGTGTCCGTTTTCAGCGTTACCGCTGAGATCCTCTCCAGAATCGTACTCATTTGGCTCCTTTGCCTTGATCGTGATGGGGCCGGGCAGGTTCAATACCCACCCGTTCCGGTAGTCGATTTCCGCGCCGTCGCGGCAGACGCGGTTGATTTCAGACTCGGGGACGACGAGCGCCCGCGCCTGTTTGTCGTAGTGCATATCGTTAAGAACTCGCGAAGTCGATCTCTCCATGCAGAGAGAAGGACACGTTTTCTTTGAGCAGTTCGTTTTCGCCGCTGCTGATACCGACCGAACTACAATGGCCGCACGCCATGAAACGAATGTTCGACGACTGATTCACGTACAGCGCCAGGACGTAGTAACTGCCTAGGTTTGTGCTGGTGAAGTAGGCGTCATTGAGAAACCGCTGAAACGTCACGGAACCCGAGCGATTGACCAGAGTCCGTTCCTTCCAGGCATCGCCAAAAGTATGCGATTCCTCAAGTATGACTTCGGTGTCAAGCGACCACTCAAAGCCCTGCGCGGCCTGCGCCAGCGTCAGGTATTTGGCCGTCACTGTAATCGTTCCAGACGCCGTGTAGCCATTCGTAAGGGTGATCTTGCCGGATGCAAAGCCAACTTGATAGTTGGTCTTCGGCACCGTTGCCACGCCGTCGAGAACGGTTACGGACGAGTTGGGGTCAATCGCGCGCTTGGCCGCGTTGGTGATTTGGTAGACACCACTGCCGAGGGAGGTCACGGCCTCCCCCGTCATCGTGGTGCCGGTTCCGCTGGCGATGTAGATGTCGGCTGCGTTGCCTGCTTGTACGGCCATTTAGGCTCCTTAGTTGTAGGTCAGCGCGCCAGTGCCGGTGAAGGTGTACGACACCGTCACAAGGCCGTTTTCAGACGCAGACATGGACGCTTGGACGAACGCCGAACCGCTGTAGTAGTTCGTGCCGTCAATGTAGAAGCGCATGGTGGCCGTGGTTCCGCCGAGGAACGCCGTTTTGAGCGCGATGTGGCCGTTGGTGTCGGTAGTGTCCCAGCGGCCAGCGCCGGAGCCAGACCACTCTTTGATAGTGGCGGTGCGCTCTTTCCAGGTGTCGCCAAAGGACTGGGTTTCCTCCAGCCCGGTCTGGATGTCGAGCGTGTACGAGTCCATTTCGGCGACGGTGTTCGCGCCGACCTTGAGCGAGGCGGCATTGCCTACATAAACAGCCATATTGGCTCCCTTCTGCCGTCTCGGCAGTAGTTAGAAGTGGGTGGCGGAACATCTCTCGACGTGCCGCCGGCACCCGCGCCTAAATGGCGTGGATGATGTCAAATTCAAGAACTACGGCATAGAGCTTCTGGTTCGTCTCTAGGTCGTTTTCAAACTCGTTACGCCGACCATTTAGGTGCGTGCTGTAGACCGTCAACGATGCCGCGGCGGTCGTGATTTCGGAGGCGTGGTTGATGACGTTGGCGTATACCAAGTCAGCTAGATCTTCCGCGGCCTTCGGGTTGCCCTGCGCCATGCAGTACAGCGCAACAGGGCGGCGAGTGGCGGTCGGCGCAGTAGATCCGATGGAGTGAAACGGCGCGCTGTCGATCACCTCGATGACGATGGCCGGATAGTCGGTCGTGCGTCCCTGGTCGGCGTGCATGTCATAGACGCGCGTGCCGACTAGATCGGTGATTGCTGATACGGTCTGGATGTACTTGTAAAGCGCCTGATAGATTCTCATGCAGCACGCCCCAGCGCATCGAATGCGGCCTTAACACGCGATTCCAGCAGCCGTTTCACGTTGTTGCGCTGCGCCTTGATGGCATCGCGGAAAAACGGGATTTCGCGGCTTCCGGGGTGTTGCACTTTCTTCGCAAATCGCTTAAACAAATTGCCGAACACCAGGAACTTCTTATTCTTCGGCGTGATGATATGCGCCTTGGTCCCGAACTCGACTAAGTGCGCGTGTGGTGCGGCTTTCTTTAGCGAGAATGCGAACGCTTGGAGGAAGGTCTTAAATTGCCGCCCAGCAGCCGCAGCAAGCGATTTTCTCAGCCCGCCGGGGGCGATGGCCGTCCCGCGATAATTCGTTGCGTATGGGGCGATTGGGGCGCGGGCGCGGGCCGCATCGCTAATGAGGTTGGCACCGTCGAGGAGCGCGGCGCGCACTTCCTCGCCGTGCGCCGTTTTCTTGAGTTTCTCAAGCTGGCCCGCTAGTTCCGTCATGCCCTCGACTTTGATTTTCAAATCGTCACCTCGGAACACTGGAGGGAAAGCATTTCGTTGCGCTCGTCGGGGTTAGCGATGGCGCGGATGTTGAAATAGCGGGCGGCGTCGGAGTTCTTCGGGTCGGTGTACTTTACTCGCATATCTGCGGTGATCCCCGCTTTGTAGCGCACCGCGATGGCGTGCGTGAGGTCGCTGATGGTCTGCTTGGCTGCAAAGAACTCGCGCCCGCCGCTGGTTTCAATTGATCCCCAGCACTCGGCATAGGTAGCCCAGGTCTCCGTGCGGTCGCCGTTGGCGTCAACGGACAGGCTTTTCTGCTCAATGAGTAGCCAGTGGTGAAGTTGACCGGCGCGCATTAGTAGATCCGCCAATTGACCAGCAGCGCGCGGGAGCCGAGTTCCAGCGCCTTGCTTTCGACGCTGGCCGAGTTGCCCAGGACGACATCTTCGCGGTGTTCGTACAAGTGCGCCGCAATGAGAAGGATGGCCGCTTGGATGTCGTATGGCACATCCGCTGCCGTGGTCCACCCGCATACAAACTGAATTTCGATAGGGTCGAGGACGCGCAGTGTTGTGGATGGCCATGATTGCCCATAGGACAGCGCCAGGACGCCAGGATCGCGGGCGGTGGATACTTCCCAGTAGTCGGCGGAAAACGTGGTCTGAGTGCCTGCCGTGTCCGTATATTTCACATGCGTGACGGACTGAAGTTGGCCGAACGGCATTTCGATCCGGTCGCCGCACGAAAACGCATCGAGAAACCACTTCCACGTCTGCGTCACCAGCTTGCGCCCGGTGATCTTTTCCACAAACGCCTCCGCCGCTCGCACGTATGGCTGATACTGCTCGGCTGGTTGGCCGGCAGCGCGGGCGTGCGCCTCCATCTGCGCATCCGTGATGGCAAATTCAGTCGGCGCGGTGACGAGGGTGTAGGCGTAGGAGGTCATGGGAAAAAGTGGGGCGGAGGAGCCGCCCCGGTTCGGAGGAGGGAAGGGTTAGTCGATGGCCGAGTTGGTCGCGGAGCCGCCGAACTTGGGACCAATGAGCGCGATGGCAATACCGCCCAACACGGGCGAATCCACTACCTCAACGGCCTTCAAGCGGACATACTTGTAGCCCGCGCTGGCGAGTTCCTGCGCGTCCACCTGCACGGCGTAAATCTGCGATGAGCCGGCGGTGGTGGTGAACCCAGCGGAGGTAGCCGCCGTCACAGCGCCCTGCGTATCGTTTGACGTGATGGCCTTGTAGTAGAACGCGACCGCCGTCGTGTTGGACGGGGTAACGTCATCGCAGGCCTCGACGGTGATCGTGCTGGTCCCGGTCGTCCCAACGCCCTTGTAGACGAGAAACAGCGCGCCCTGGTGGTTGGAGACATCGACAACATCGGAGGCGACGGTACCGGAGAAGGCATCGGCCACCGGATCGATGCCCTTAATGAAGTGCTGATTTTGGAGTTCTTCGTAACGCATGGTTTTCCTTTCGTTTCATGCGCGGGCGGTGTTACCCGCCCGCCCGGTGGAATGGTTAGCTGCGGGTTTCGACCGTGACGAACGGCGATTGCGTGTTGGAGCCTTTGAACGGGGTGATAGGCTTGCGCACCATCGCGTGGCCGTTGAAATCGACGGACCATTTGAACGTCATTTCGTCGTAGATGAAACGGACGTGCATGGACTGCGCCGACCGCACGCCGCCCTGCGAAATCGTCACGTATTTAGACAGATTGGCAAGAACCACGTCGCCCGCGGTGCCGAGCGTTTCGGCCTGCTCCACGATGATGACCGGGTAGCCGAACAGCGTGCCGAAGTACGGGGAGCCGGCGGCGTTGCCATTGGGCAGGAACACAGGCTGCTGGCCGACCGTCATCAGCGGCAACTGGCCGGTAACGTCACGGTTAATGAGCCACGCCACCTTGTCACCCGGCTGCGCGTACAGGCGGGAAATCATCGAGGAGGCGTTTTCGATCACGAACGTAGCCGCCGTCTGCGCGGCCTTCTTCGTCACGGAGACGAGCAGCGAAGCGCCTTCGTAACTTTGCGTGGCAAAGCCGAGGCACTGGCCGACGCCGGTACCGCGCCAGATTTCATTGTCCTTCGTGAACGCCAGTTCGGAGCCGAAGGCATTCTCAAGGATGACCGAGGTGGCGGGAGCATTGCGCAACTGGCGATCAGTGACGTAGGCCAAGCCCTTCAGGGTTTCCAGCCGCAGATCGTGACGGGCAAACTTCGGCTTCGAGGAGGTCGGAGCGTCGGCTTCGGCGGTGCGGTACACGCGAACTCCGCCCCAGCGGGAGCCGGTGGCGCGGGAGGTTTCGTCGATGTACGGCAACTCGATCCCGTCCGAGCCTTCGCCGATGGGAATATCGAAGCACAGCGGAGCGATCTTGCCCATTTCCGCGGCTTTCGCCAGCAGCGCCGTCGAGAATTCCGTGCCGATCATGTAGCCGCCCTCGCTGGGGACCGTCGAGTTCACACCCGAGGCCGCGAGGTTGGTTTCAAACAGGCGCTTGTCCACATGCCCGCCGAGGCCGTTGAACGAGCCGCCAGGGGACTGAGCGTAGGCGATGGCCGCGAGCTGTTCGCCGAAGTTGGCGAACGGACGCTTCGCTTCGTTGTCGCTGGTCACGCGGGCCGGTTCGCGCGTGGCGTTGGCCTTCGCCTTCGCTTCCAGCGCTTCGATAGCGGCGAGTTCCTGCTTAGCCTGATTCAGTTCGGCTTCCTTGGCGTCAACGGCGGCGAGATGCGTGACGGCATCGGCGGCGGCGTCGGTAGCCTTGAGCAACGCTTCGTATTCAGCCGTGGTTGCGGCCAGCTTCTCGATGAGTAGCTTTTTCTTCATGTATGGCTCCTTCCGCCTTGCGGCGGTGGTCTGGTTTCTGGTTAGCGGCCAAGGACGCGGAAGCGCCGCTGCTTGATTTGCAGCGCGAGGCGTGCCTTCTGTTCGCTGTCATCTGCTTCGCTGGCCGCGCCAGTGGGTGCAGAGATGTCGAGGAGGAGTTCTGCCGGTACTTCCATGTGGCAGTCACTCAGAAATTGGGCTTGTGAGTCGGCACCGCGCGAAACTAATGACACATGGAACGGCTGCCACTTCATTGCTCGCAAGTGTGGAACGCCCTTTTCAATGCTTGGCGCTTTTGCTAGATCGCCAGTGATTCGCGCTCCCATAGAGACATTTGGTAACTTGCGCGCGTTGATATCGCCAATGATCCCAGCGAACTCTTGGCGGTCTGAAAATCGCACAAAAGCACGTCCATGAGCGCCAATAGACGCCCTCTCGATCACGCCTAGCGTGTGGTCAATGTCCTCAATATGGTCAATCACAAACGGAGCCCGTCCACTGTTAAGCAGAGAAAGGTCAACGTCTTCAGGGTCCATTGAAAAGGACAAGTGGAACAACTTGCGGCCATCACTGCGCAGCACGGGAGTGCCAGCGTAGAAGATAATTTCACGAACTTCCGGCGAGTCGGGTTGGGCGGCTAGTATTTGACCGCCAAATATATGATTGGTTTTCACTGCGCCACCGCCTTCTGTTGTTGCTGCCCGGCCATGGCCACCGGAATCATCGCTCCCTGCACCATGTACACTTCGCCGCCGTCGTAGGGGTTCATGTTTTCCCGCGCGCGGATCTCGTTGGCGTTGATTGCGCCGATATTACGGAGAGATGAGTAAAAAGCCGCGCGGCCAGCGCTATCACCGCGCATGAGTGCATCCAAATTGAACTCGGCATGATAGATGGCCGCTTCGCGCGGCCCGAATAGCTGCATGTTGATACGCCGTTCGATGCGGGTACACTCGGGCCGAATGGTGTTAGTTGCCCACTCAAGGCCCTGGTGTTCAATGTTGTTGTTCGTGGACCGGCTTAACTCGCCGATCATATGCAGCGGCACCCGGTACATACGGGCGATCTCTTCTACCTGAAACTTCCGCAGTTCCAGGTACTGCATGTCGGTGTGGTTGATAGGGACGGTTTTCAGTTCCATCCCCTCTTCAAGAATGCCCAGCTTGCCAGCGTTGCGGACGCCGCCGAAATGCTTCATGAAGTAGTTGAGGATTCCGTCCTTCGCCTTGTCTGAAAGCGTGTTCGGATGCGCGATGTAAGCCGGAGGTGCCGCGTTGTTGCGGAAGTACCGAGCGCCGTAGCTTTCGGCGTCGGCGGACAGTTCCAGCGATTGCCGCATGTAGGCGACTGGCGACATGCCCTTCAGCCGCTTGCGCCCGTCGTAGCCCATGCCGGGAATGTGAAGGATATCGCCTTGAACGTGGGTCTTTGTAGTGGCCCCATTGCGCTCCAGATAGACGATAAGCCCGGTCTGATCGTCGCGCCGCACGTCCATCTGCTCGGGGTCAAGCGGGATCAGTTCGGCGACGTTATTCCGCGCGTCGGTGAGGATCTGCGCGTAGGCGTTGCCGTCCGTGCAAAGGTTTTGCTCTACGATTTGCCAAAACTCGAAAGCCGACATGGCGTCATTCGGCGAGTCGTGCAGAATCCGATACAGCGGGTGAGCGCGCTCGACCGTGCGGCCATCTCCTTCGCGCCGATACACCTGACAGGGCAGGGAACCGATGGTTTCTGAGCGCAGGCGCACGCAAGCGTTAACTGCATTGATGCGGAGCGCACTGCTACCGCCATCGAACTGCGCCAACCATGACGCCGAGGGGACATTAACGGGCTGGTACCAGAACTCAGAATCGGGCGGTGGTGTCGCGCCAAGTTTCGTCAGTAGTCGTCCAAAAACGTTCAAATTGGCGCTCCTCTCGTTTCCCAGATGGAAGTCGTTTTGGTGTTATGGGCGATGCCCACGGCCATCGTCACGGCGACGGCTCCGTCAATGCGTTTTGAGTTCGTATTCCGGTTTGGCTTAACCAGCCGCATCATTCCGTACTCGGTCGATTTGACCGTGGCGCAATCAAAGCACCAGCGGGTAACCGGGTTGGACTCGTGCAGTAGTTTGCGGCTGTAGACCAGCCGCTCAACTTTTAGGCAAGGTTCGGTGAAGTTTGCCGGCGACTGCTTGAATGTCGCCAGCGGAATCTTTTCTTTCTCAAGACGCTGCGCCAACTCCTGAGCGAAAGCCGGGTCATATGCGAGAAGTGAGACTTCGTGGGTATGACACAGCGTCTTGATAGCTTGCTCCACCATGGCGAAGTCGGTAACATCGCCAGGGGTGAGAGAGATAAAACCGTCAGCGGCCCATTGTGCGTAGGGAACACCGTCACGCTTTGACTTGGCGTCGATCCCGTTTTCGGGGAGCCAGTACCACGTTCGGATGTAGTGTGTTTCTCCATCCACCCACACCAGTGAGAGCGCCGTTAAATCCTGCGACCGGGCAAGGTCGAGGGCCGCGTAGCACGGGAGGCCGGTGAGATCAGGAAAATCAGTCAGTTCGCAGGCGTCCCATTCGTGCATGGGAATCCACTGGGTTTCGGAGGAGGTCCACTGGTTGAGGTAAAGCCGCCGAAATTGATTCTGGAGTTGCGGGCGTGCCAGCGCCTCGCGGAACTCGTCTTCATAGTCAGCTAACGAATGGTGGCCGGTATCTAGCAGTGGAAGCGCCAACGGCCATAGCTTTGTATCGGTCCAGTCCGCATCGCTAGGGACTTCATAGATCAGCGGTAGATAAGACTCATCCACCACCTCGCCGGATAGCACGCGCTTTGCGTACTCATACTCCCGGTAACAGATGCTTTCTTGGTCGAAACCTGCCGTAGTGACGATGATCCGCAGCGGCTGTCGGCGGGACTTGCTGCCGGTGGTCAGCGCGGCGTATAGTTCCTGATGCGCCGGCCCCCAGGCGTGCAGCTCGTCGAAAATTACCATCGACGGGTTGTATCCGTGCTTGCGCTTTCCGTCCGATGACAGCACCCGAAAAATTGAGTGCGTTTCCTTGTGCCGGATCAGCTTTTTAGACGGCGTGAACTCGCAAAGGTCTGAGAGGTCGGCGTTTGAGCGGATCAAGTCGGACGCTGCGTCGAAGACAATGGCCGCTTGGTCGGTGTCCGTCGCTGCCGCGTAAATCTCCTGCTTCGGCTCGGGATTGAGAAAGAACTCGCAAACCGCTACCGCCGCCGCGCCTTGCGTCTTTGCTTGCTTGCGGCCCAGCGTCTGAAACACCTTACGGAACTGACGGGAGCCGTCCGCGCGCTTCCAGCCAAATACGTTGGCGATCAGCTTCCTGGTGTGCGGGAGGAGGACGAAGGGTTCAGGCCCACCGCTTTTGGTTGATTTCGTCAGCGTCAGCGTGCCGATCAGTGCTTCGGCTACCGCTACGGCCTCCGCGTCGAAAAAGCTATGCTGGTTGTCTCCTTGCACGTTCGATAATCGCCAGGGTCTTCGAGATGCCCTTGTGCTGTACGGTGTCTTTGATCCCGGCCCGCTGCCGGTTACGCGGCCCGATGTTTAGCTGGCTGCGTAGTTCATCGATTTGCCGGCCCCAGGCAAGCTTAGTGCGCCCGTCTGATTCGTTCCGCCGCTCGATCATGGCGTCTGCCAGTTCTGCGTATTGGTCGGCGTCCACCTGCCGGATCGCCACGCCCGCCGCTCGGTTCTCGGCGACAATCTTCTGGAACAGCTTCAACCGCTCTGACTTGCACCATGCGGGAGGCGTGATGTCTTCCTGAATGGGCTCCGGGATGATGCCGCCGTTGGCGACCGTGCCGCGCTTAGAATCCGGTCGCGGCTGAAAGCCTCTTGCTCCCATATTGATAAACCATTTTCAAAAAGTTGGGAAAATCTCGCGCGTGAG